GCCTTCCGTTGATACAGGGTTATGCCCGGGAAAACGCGGGTTTTTGATGACCACCAGCAAACCAGCCAGCGCCGCCTACGAGCGCCACAAGAAACGCGCCGCCAACGCCAAGCGGGCGGTGAGCGCCGAGGGTCGCGAGATCGGCGAGATGCCACCGGTCGCCGATCCCAAGCGGCGCGGGTTGTGCCGCCTCGACTTTCGCGCCTTTTGCGAGACGTATCTGGCCGACCTGTTCCCGCTGGCCTGGTCGCCGGACCACCTGACGGCCATCGCAAAGATCGAGGGCGCGGTCCTGCGGGGTGAGCTGTTCGCGTTCGCGATGCCACGCGGGTCCGGCAAGACGACGCTGTCGGAGGCGGCCTGTCTGTGGGCCATGCTGTACGGCCACCGGCAGTTCATCGTGTTGGTCGGGGCGGACCAAACGATCGCCAGCGCCATGGCCGACAGCCTGAAGGCCCAGATCGAGAACAACGACACGCTGCTCGAGGATTTCCCCGAGGCCTGCTACCCGGTGCGGTGTTTGGACCGCATTGCCCAGCGTGCGAAGGGGCAGACGTACCAGGGCACGCCGACCGAAATGCAGTGGGCGGCCGACCAGATCACGCTGCCATGGATCAAGGGCAGCGTCTCGGCCGGGGCCTGCGTCCGGGTCGCCGGTATCACCGGCCGCATCCGCGGCCTGAAGCACACCCGCCCCGACGGGTCGAGCATCCGGCCGAGCCTGGTCCTGATCGACGACCCGCAGACCGACGAGTCGGCCGCGAGCCCGTCGCAGTGCGCCACCCGGGAGAAGATCCTGTCGGGTGCGATCCTGGGCCTGGCTGGCCCCGGGTCGAAGATCGCCGGCCTAACGACGATCACGGTGATCCGCACCGACGACCTGGCGGACCGGCTGCTGGACCGCACGCGCCACCCGGCGTGGCAGGGCGAGCGGTCGCAGCTGGTGTACGAATGGCCTACGGCGGAGGACTTGTGGCTGGAGTACGGCGAGCTGCGGCGGGCCGGGCAGCGGAGCGGGGCGGGGACGGCCGAGGCCGACGCCTTCTACGCCGAGCGGCGCGAGGCCATGGACGCCGGCAGCCGGGTGGCGTGGCCGGAGCGACACAACACCGACGAGCTGTCGGCGATCCAGCACGCCTGGAACCTGCGGATCGACCGCGGGGACGCCGCATTTTTTGCTGAGTATCAAAACCAGCCGCTGGCCGACCACGTCGAGTCGGACAAACTTGACAAACGTCAACTGGCGGCCAGGGTGACCAACGTCCCGCGCGGCACGGTGCCGGGCAACCATCACCGCCTGACAGCGTTCGTAGACGTCCAGGACCGCGTCCTGTTCTGGCTGGTGGCATCGTGGTCCGACACGTTCGGCGGGCACGTCGTCAGCTACGGGTGCTACCCCGACCAGGGCGTCTCGTTCTTTGAGGCTGGCAGTGCCAAGCGGACGCTGGCCGCAGCGGCCAACGGGGCCGGGTTCGAAGCGGCGCTGTCGGCCGGCCTCGAGCAGGTGACGCAGACGCTGATCGGCCGGGACTGGCCGCGCGAGGACGGCACGGCCATGCGGATCAGCCAGTTGATGATCGACGCCAACTGGGGCAAGTCGACGCAGACGGTCCGCACGTTCTGCAAGCGGTCGCCGTTCGCGGGCGTGATCCTGCCGAGCCACGGCCGCGGCATCGGGGCCTCGTCGCCGGCGCTCAACGACAAGGGCAAGGCCCGCGGGGACCGGCTGGGCCTCAACTGGCGGATCGGCCAGGTCCAAGGCCAGCGGTCGTGTACCTACGACACCAACTTTTGGAAGACCTTCGCGGCCTCCCGGCTGCGGCTGGCCACGGGCGACCCGGAGGCGATCGTGTTCTGTGCCGGGGAGCACGACATGCTGTGGGACCATCTGACGAACGAGTATCCGGTGCGGACCGAGAGTGCCCGCGGCCGGGTGGTGGACGAGTGGAAGCTGTCAGGCACGCGGTTTGAAAACCACTGGTGGGACTGCCTCGTCGGGGCGGCCGTGGCCGCGAGCATCACGGGCGTGAGCCCGGCGGCGACCGAGACCGGCGGTCGGGCGAGGCGCAAGGCGGCGATCCCGACCACACCCGGTGGCGCCAAGCGGATCGAGATTCGCAAACTTGGCACATGAGCGCCCCGCTGATCACGTTCGTCGGGTTTGTGTATCTCGCCGTCGCCCTCGACCAGTGGTCGAAGGGCTCGCCGATGGCGATCGCATGGGCCGGCTATGCCCTCGCGAACGTGGGCCTCGCGCTGGCTGCCAAGTAGCCAGACCCCCTGCGGGTTTTCTGCGGTCTGGCCTACCGTCGCAGCATGAGCGACGAGATCCGTGACGCCATCGAATCGACCGCCAAGGGGCCGGCCCGTGTCCGCACCGACGCGGGCGAGGTCGAGGCGCAGGACATCACCAAGCAAATCGAGGCCGACAAGTATTTGTCAGCCAAGGCTGCGGCGTCGACCACCAAACGTGGTCTGCGGTTCAACCAGATCATCCCCAACGGCTTTTCCTAATGGCCTTCCTCGACCTGTTCCGCGGCCGCACGCAGCCCCGCCAGCCGGTGGCGCCGGTGGCCCGCGCCCGGTTTGAGGCGGCCGAGCGGGGCGACGACTACAAGCACTGGGCCGGGGCCGACGCCTTCAGTGCCGACGCGGCGCTGTCGCCCGAAAAGCGCCGCATGATGCGGAACCGCGCCCGCCATGAGCGGGTGAACAACTCCTACCTGGCCGGCATCTCGGCCACGCTGGCCGGCGACCTGATCGGCACCGGCCCCCGCCTGCAGCTCGACATCGGCGACGTGGACGCGGCCCGCACCGTCGAGCGAGCGTTCTACGACTGGGGAACCCTGATCGACCTGCCGGCCAAGCTGCGGACGATGCGGGAGGCGATCGTCAGCGACGGCGAGGCCTTCGCCATGATGATCAACAACGGCCGCCTGCCGGGCGTGCAGCTCGACCTCCGCTTGGTCGAGGCCGAGATGGTGGCCACGCCGACCGAGCTGATGGCCCAGTCGATCACCGTCGAGGGGAACACCGTCGACGGGATGGAGTTCGACGCCACCGGCAACGTCACCGCCTACCAGGTGTTGAACTACCACCCGGGCAGCAACTACCGGATCAATACGCTCGAGTTCCGCCGAGTGCCTGCCGCGGCGATGATCCACTGGTTCCGCCGGGTGCGGCCCGGCCAGAACCGCGGCTACCCCGAAGTTGCCCCGGCCCTGCGGCTGTTTGGCCAACTGCGCCGCTACACGGAGGCCGTGATCGCGGCCGCTGAGACGGCCGCCGACTTCGCGGCGTTCATCCACAGCAACAGCCCGGCCGCGGAGGTCGACGAGGTCGACAGCTTCGCCGAGTTGGAAATCCGCAAGCGGTCGCTGGTCACGCTGCCCGAAGGCTGGGACATCTCGCAGCTGAAGGCCGAGCAGCCGACCAGCACCTACAAGGATTTCAAGCGCGAGATCCTCAACGAAATCGCCCGTTGCCTGCAGCTGCCGTACAACGTCGCCGCGCTGGATTCGTCGTCGTACAACTACGCTTCCGGCCGCATGGACCACCAGGTCTATGCCATGAACCAGCGGGTCGACCGCGATCACCTGGAGCGGATCTGCCTCGACCGGGTGCTGGCGGCCTGGGTGAACGAGGCCAGCCTGGCCGGCGTGATCCCCGAGGGCCTGCCGCCGTTCAGCGAGTGGAACTGGGCCTGGGTGTGGGACGGGAAAGATCACGTCGACCCCGGCAAAGAAGCCAACGCCTGCGAGACCCGGCTGCGGACGCTGACCACGACTTTGGCCAGCGAGTACGCCCGCCAGGGCAAGCGGTGGGATGTCGAGCTGCGGCAGATCGCCGCCGAGCGGGCGCTGATGGGCGAGCTAGGCCTGTCGATGGCACCGGCCGGCCAGGCCGCCCCGGCTCCGCCGCAGAACGGCGAAGACCCGGTCGAAGCATCGCAGCCCGTCACGAAGGTTAAGGCCGTGGTCGTCCACGGTGCCCCGGCGTCGGGCAAGTCGACCTACGTCAAACAGAACAAGGGTCCGCGGGACGTCGTGTTCGACTTCGATCGGATCATGCAGGCGCTGAGCGGCAACGACCCGCACCAGCAGACGCGGCCGCTGATCGAATACTGCCTCGACATTCGCGACCTGATCATCCAGAAGGCCAAGACGGCGCGCGGCATCGGCACGACGTGGGTGATCACCACGCGAGTCAAGGACGAGTTTCGCCAGGCCATGGCGGAACTGAATCCCGAATACGTCCACATGAACACGTCGCTGGAAGAGTGCATGCGGCGCGTGGACGCCGATCCG